ATGCAATAGGGGGGTCCATTTTGCGAGACCCCTCCCCCTACCCTTGAACACGCTCTGACTCTTCTACCTTTCGATAGATGCCAAGCACGTTCTCCTTTACGATCTCATCAATCGCTTGCTCAAGTGCAAGATCCTGATCAGCCTCTGATAGTTCATCTGATGTGACAACAATCCTTGCAAGCAGACCACACGTGGCGTAGCCGGCGGCTTCATCAAATGAGTACCATTCGTCGAACTGAGTGAAGGGATCGTATGGGTTGTCAACTGTTGTTAACATGTGTGATGCCATGATCCCTCCTATCTAAGGCTATCCTTGAGCGTGGTCAATGATACACCCAATGCGGCAGCCACCTCGGCTTGTGTATAACCACTAGCAAGCATGGCATGAGCACGTGATGTCTTGGTGGGAGTCATTAGCAAAGCTCTCTTTGGTGTAGCTAGACTCTTCACTACGTCAAGGTCAGCGTTATCAAGAATCTGAGAAAGCTTATGGTTGCTAATAGCACCAGCCTGGATGGCTGCCCATTCAGAGTCGGTGATTTCAATCTTGGTTTTCCTAGCACCGGTTCTTGTACGGGCTTCCGCTAAGGCTTGACCTTTGATCTTCTTAAGATCGCTTCGGTCCATGTCGGGGTTTGCATCACGCTTCTGTTTTACAATGGCGTTTGCAAAGACCTGGGCTTGTCTTTCGAAGGGGGCGTTTCTGAGAGCGATGTTCAATTTGGAATTAAGGGAGGCCACTTCCTTTGAATACGCGGTCTTTGCTGAAGGCGAGTAAGGCGTAGTCTTTGTGTTGTGTGACGCAAGACGAGCCTGATTAGCTAGAGCCTTTAGACTATTCGAGTGATCAGCATAGATCTTCTCGATAGGCGTACCAGAAGATAGTGTATGTGCGTCCTTTGTCTCAGCAAGCTTGGTCGACTTCGTAGTCTTACTGATTGTCTGACCCCTTGCGTTGACATAGGTGGCACCAGTCTCACGATGGATCTTCTCTCCAGTACGAGGATTGATCGTATACCCTTGCTTACGTTCAGGTACATAAACCTCAGAGCTCGCTCTTGAGATCAGAGTCTTAGCACCGCCAGTCTTCTTACCTTGGTACTTTTCACTCAACTGTGCGATGCCGTTGTCCAAAGCGGACTGTCTGTAGTTTAGGTTGTGCTTCTCCGCATCGATGACTACCATGGAATGGCGGACTGCTCGAGCTAGTTCGCCATCGTTGGCACCACGAATAGTCATGTCCGTAATCAGATTAGACACAACACCCATCTGATGTTGCTTAGTCTTTGCAGACATCCTTGGTATGGGACTGTCATCAGGCAACCGATAGGTCTTGATGTGATCGAAACCGGTTAGTTCCTTCAACGGCGACTTAGTCTTGATTGAACCATGAGGATTAGGCACAACGATAACTGTGTCGCCATCAAAGTCAGCACCTGACAAGTGTTGAGCTACCTTGCTATTGATGCCAATCGCATTCTTAGACTGACCAAGAAGACGCTTAGCTTCAGGATTCTTGTTATTCACAGTCAATTCAGGTAATTCAAACAGGCCACCATGTGGATGACGAATCAAGACAACACGTTCGCCGTTGTTGAAGTTTGGTGCGTACACTTCTGTGTCACGCATAGATTCAACAGGCAAGATAACATGTGTTTTTTGACGAGGTAGTGCAGCAGCCTTCAAATGTACAGCAGAAGCGTCTGCGCTATCAGCAAAGGCATCAAGTAACTTACGACGAACCGCAGGGTTTGTTAGCTGCATAATGCCATCAAGCTCTTGCTTCTTCCTCTCATAAGTCATATTAAGCTGAGTCTTAGCAAGCTTAGGACTCTGCTTAGACAAGAATTGAGACGAAAGACTACGAGACCATGTTTCCCAGTCACTTTCATCGTTAACGATGTTCATAGCCGAAGTGACCTTGTGCTTACCACCACGAGCAGGCTCTGTGATCTGCCTAGCGATTACTGCTCCGAACGGATTGTCTTTGTCTGCTTTCAAAGGTTTCAGCGCATCGAGTTTGTGACCAGTGTTCGACTTATTTGTATTGAACACCAAATCCACACCAGGAGGCAGGTCATCTCTGTACATGGCCATACCCTTGATGAAATGTGTGCCATCGATTGCTATACGAACCTGAGCATACCTGTTCGAGCCTAGTGATACATCCTTAACACCAGGACGGACGTAGACAACACCATCAGCTTTGGATCCGCCATCTTCTGCATAGCGAATCTCAAGTCGCTTAGAACTAATCGAAAGTGGCGGCTGAATTCCTAAGAAAGTGCGTCCACCATCTTCCGAGTAATCACTAACACCACGAATGTTGTCACGATTCCTATATACTTGACCATAACTTACGCCAGGAGCAGTAAGAACCTTCATGGTTGTGTTCTTACCAGTGCCCAATTGCTCAACTTTCACATAGTGGACTACATAGCCCTCTTCCTGAAGACGAGCAATTGCTGTATTCAACTTGGTTTGACTTACACCGATTTGTGGAAGCCGTTCAGTACCAGCACCAACGTCCAAGTACGTTTTCTCTGCTACTTGCTTCTTGAGCATGTTCGAAGTGGCTTCCAGAACGTCAGCTTTATCTTTCTGACCGGGGGCAAGCAACGCACGAACAGAAGACTCATTAATCCCCATCTTCTTACCGATAGCGATGTTGGACATCCCTTTATCGTGAAGACGTTGCGCTTCAGTGATCTGTTCTTGCTTCTGCTGAGCCTTAGCTATCGACTTAGCAGCCCTTAGCTGTGTAGTTGTGAGACCAAACCCTTCAGCAATTTGAGTCTCGGTATGCCCCTTACGACGAAGATCATCCACCATGTTGAGAAACGTACGGTTTCGAGTAGACTGATTTCCACCCGAGCCCCAAGGATAGCGACCAGATCGCCGCAGAATACCATAGTGAGCTAAGTAAACACTCTCATCCATGATCACGATGCGGCCTCCAATCTAATCGCAGTGATTCTCTTGTCAAAGGTGATGATACGATCCATGATGTGAGTGATTACATCGGGATCACCATCATAAATTCGAGCTTCGTTGTTTTGGTAGATTCTCAGTTCCATCTGAATGTCGGTAGGTTTGTACCGATACTCTAGACAGAATAAAGCCGCGTATACCTCTAGCTGATGAACCGAAGCTTCGGTAACACCAGTTTTGAGGTCATGAATTCTCAACCGATTTTGACGGAATCCGATGGCGTCGGCTGTTCCATAACAATTGGCTGAGTAGAATAGGACCTGTTCGGTTACCATCTTATAACCGATGGCGTCGTTGACGTACATGTTCATTGTTAGGTTTCGCTGAGGCAAACGAATGCCCAGACGAATCGCGTCGTGTGCAAAAGCGTGGAGCTCTGTACCTCTCTTGGCTGCCATTGAAGCAACGAACATACGATCGAGTTTGTCCTCATCGTAGTTGATCCAATGATAGTTGCTAGCGCTCAAAAAGGCATGAGTCCCCGCAAGGTTCGAGTGCGTACTGTTGAAGAGCATCTAGTACTTCCTCTTCGTTGTCGGGGTAGATGAAGGCTGCGAAGGCCATCCCATTCAAATGCTGAACCCAGTAGTCCTGATTTGGCTGCTGAGAAGCATCTGCACTGATCTTAACTTCGAGCATAGCCCAAAGCCGACCAATGAAAATTGTGAGATCTGGGATACCTTGCTGATACTCAGTGTCGTTCTTGAGGATCACACAGCCCGGAAACAAGCGTTGAAGTTTCTTTACGAGCCGTGCCTGGTAAGTAGCTTCTCGCATCGCACGTCCCATCAAAAGTAAAAGGCTTGCATCCACCCCTTCTATTATATCCTGCGATTCGAACGCGCCTTGTTATGTACGACAACAAAATGCTTGTAGTATGGCCAAACGCCATAATCGTCAAAACCATACACACCATGATTCATAGCTTCTAAGAACACTTCATGCGCCAGAAGACCATGAGCCATAGCAGCTTCTAGTACTGAAGTGAAACGGTCTCCCGTAACCACCTCCATGATTTTAGGTCCATCGGTCCAATCCCTACGGAACTGTGCATGATACTTACCAGCAAACCATCTTGGACGCCAGGCCAGATTTTCAATCCTATTATTGCGACGATCACCATCGAGGTTGATAGGTGTATTAAAGATCTCTGGGTCGTAAGGATCTGGGGAGGGTAAGAACGCCTCGGCTACGAGACGAGACACCATACGATTGAAATGAAATCTCTCGAAGGACATAGTTACATACACACCTCGAGGAACCACGGTCTGGGCCAGAATGTGTTCGGACATGTCATTACGAACTTGACCGTAGTCACTAACCGAGTAACCGGGAAATTCCGGGATCTCCCGCCAAGTGTCCATTTAGTCTCCATTGTCCATTTTGTCATAGCCTTGTCAAAAACGAAAATTTTGGCCAAAAACTTTTTTAAAATCGTCAACTTGTTATGTATATACATAACAACTTCGCGCGTAGGGAAAAGTTTTTAAGAGTTTTTTGACAAATTTGACAAGTTGGTGTCCGTTTTACCCCTTTCGCCGCTAAATGTCCGATGTCCGTTTTCACCCTTTTTATACCTACTATGCTACCATTTGATACGTTTCGTCACTCCTTTGCCCCAATTTGCTAGCTTTCGTCACTCCTTTGCCCCAATTTGCCCACTTCTGTGACGATTCGTTAAAATTGTGCTTTTCTTTTAGGCACTTCATAATTGCCAAATCGATCCTCGACTGACTCATTAGAGTGTAGTAGTACAACTTCGAGAAAGGTGAATTAATCCTGTCAATGCGTCCGTGCGCTTGATGCCACATCTTGTAAGAGTACGTGAGGCTGAAGAATAGCATTGCATCTGTCTCGATACAGTTCCATCCTTCAGCCCCAGCAGCGTACTGAACAAGGTACAACCACTCATCCGATGACGGTATCTCCTGGTGTTTGTGGCCGTTCCACTCCGCTATCGGTCGACCACTGACAGATTGCTTCAGGCTCTCCAGTTCGTAGTCGAAATTGTAGAACACAACTAATTTCGGATGCTTGGCCATCAAGTCCGATAATGCCTGGAGCCGAGATGGGGACGAGTTTACAACTTTTCTCAGAACCGAGAAGAGCTCGGTAACACCCCGTAGGGGTCTGTTCAAGAACGGATTCCATTTGCGCCTCGTTACGAAGTTGAAGAGATCAGAATCAAACTCAACGGGAAGTTCGATACTGACTCTCTCGATGGGTTTGGGCATACTCATTTCCACGAGCAAGGAGTTCCTCAAGCGCACAAGTTTCCCCGCCCCTACATACCGGTCGATCTTGGGGAATTTGCTCCAACTCGCATAGATAACGTGCTGTTGTTTGAATTCGGTGCGATTCGCGTAGTGACCATTCGCGACGAAGACAGGCACGTAATCCATCCACGTGTCCCCAGGGGTTGCGCTTAGAAGGATCCATCGATTCCGCCGGGCAATGCGGATAAACGCTTTCACCCATGCCCCACTACCCACCAATCTTTGCTCATCGAAGATGAAGAATGCCCCATGAATGTTCTGATACTTGGCAATGTTGTTCCACGAATCCACCACCAAGATACCAGCAACAGTCCCGCCCTCTTTTGTACCTACGCCGTACTTAGCAAATTCTCCCTCCCAGTCAAGGCTATCTCGCTTCTTTGCGGTGGTGATGACGTAAATAGGCTTTGGGGCTTCCTTCTCGATGTAGTAGGCCGCGGCGACAAGCGACTTACCCGTGCCCACATTCCCCCATAGGATTTGACCGTTTCCGAGGCGGGAGAGGGCGTCTCGCTGGTGTGGATACAAGATGCCAGCATAGGTCGGGCCCACGCGACCATCTCCTTCTGTCGAATTTCGATCGAATGAACAATCGCAGTCCTCTTACCGAGTCCAGGTACGATGGAATCGACGACGGTCTGGGTCGTATGGAACGACTCAAAGGTTGTGTCCTTTCGGTCTAGATGTTCCCACAAGAGCTGGTCGTAGATCGGTGTCATGATTCCTCCAAAAATTTGAAGACTAGAATCCTTGTTAGGGGATTCCAGCCTCGAGGGACTACAGGACTTCGAGCTCCTTCATAGCAGTGTTGATTATCTCGTTCGTAAGCACGCGGTCATCCTCCACCGAGAATGTGATCTTTCGCTCGTCGTGGCTCATTTGCACAAGCACACGATCAGTCGATGTGTATCGCATTCCAGGGCGGTTCCGCAGTGCCCAAACGAGCTTCAGCTCTGGCATGATGGATCCTTCCGTTGTAGGGGTCTCATCATATGCCCTGTAGAAGATGCGAAACGAAAACCAGAGTCCGGGTAGACTCTGGCGCTCCTTCCTCAAGTAGCTAGGCTTTCTGTAGATCCGTCATCATGAACTCGTAACAGTCGATCTCGAAGGTAACGGCTTCCTCTTCAGGTTGGGCATAGAACTCTTCAACGCTCTTGCCCGACTTGAATAGTCGGTCCGCTTGCTTCAAGGCCAAACTCTTAACGATCTCATGAATCTGCATAACAGTAAGCATGGCTTCTCCTTAAGTAGGGGTCTCATTAAAAGGCGTGTAAACCATGCGAAAAACCATAGCCGAAGCTATGGCCGAGCCTTTCAGCTCTTTACTCTCCTTCCTCAGTTCCAGTCAACGACTTGAAACGCTTACGGATATAGTTGAGGTTATTACCGGCCGCTTCCCATCCGCGCTTGAATCCTTCTTGCGCCGCATCGTCAAGCTCGTCCTTACGGACTTGCTCGTTGACTTGGTGCGCAGTTCTGTATCCAACCACAGATGTTACGAGGCCGACGGTAACTCCAACGATAATTCCAACTTTCGTTTCATCAGTCATGGCTTTCCCTTCGGTATAGGGGTCTCATTATAAGCTCTGTAAACTCCGCGAAAAACATAAAGCAAGATACTGTGTTTCCACAGTAGAGCTTGCTTCCCACTACATGGGATCGGAAAATACCTCTCGCCT